AGTTCCCCCTATATTTGCACCGCATTTGAGAGAGAATGCGGGTTCAAGGAAGTTTGGGTGAGTGGCTGAAACCACCAGTTTGCTAAACTGACGTACTCGCAAGGGTACCGGGGGTTCGAATCCCCCAGCTTCCGCAAACAAATCTCAAGAGAAAAAGAGCTAAGTTTATAAGACTTGGCTCTTTTTAAATCCATAAAATGCCGGTGGGTTCGTCTAACGGTTAGGACACATGCCTCTCACGCATGTAATACGAGTTCGATTCTCGTACCCACTACCAACAACATTAAAAATCAACAAGTTACAAAGACAAAGAACTAAAACGGGGACTAAAATACAAAAAGGCAGCTTATTCGGCTACCTTTTCTATTTTCTCCTTAAACAATCTCAACTGATCTATACTAGGATGAAAAGTAGGATTCTCCCAGTTCCTAGAGATAACCGAAATCATTGAATCCAGATACTTCCCGCAGTCAAGAATCTTCGCACATTTATCCAATTGAAACTCTCCGGAAGGATATTTCTTGTTGTCAAGAACATCCTTAGCCCATGTCAGTAACTCATTCACCGAGTCGTGGTTGTATTTATTTTCCTCCGCCATAATAACTTTGTTTTCGGCAAAGGTATAAAAAATCCCCGACTACATAGCCAGGGACAAGCACAAAGATACAACTCTTGCAATAATCGCAAGAGGAATCAGCCAGTATAGCCACTTTTCTAGGCGTTCCATAGCATTACTAGCAGAAGCCGGCAGAAATCCGAGTGGTATCGGTCGTCTGCTTGTGAAATCAAATCATCTATGTAGTCTTTTTCTCTCATTTTCGCCTGTATTTCTGACAAAATGCCCCTTAATATCTTCGGCATAAGTTCTTCCTGCAATGTTCACACAAGAAGTTCTTCGCTATTGGAAACATCTTCTGACCTACCTCACCGGAAAGATATTGGGCTTCCTCCCCGTAAGGATCAATATTGAATACCTGTGAGATATGCCGGCACAAGTGCCCTTTTTCGTGGTCCCATGAGTTTTGAAACTCTCCCGGGGAAGAAGTGAGAGCAATTACCATCACAGTCTCACGGTCCTCAAAGTTCGAATAAGTAAGACCGGTATTGAGAACCCCGGAAGAGAGGTTTCTGTATGCCTGTTTGAAATCCTCTCCTCTACAACCGATACGGTGAAGTGCGCATAGAATATCACTGGTCCAGTAAGTCGTTACGGCATAGTACACCTTAACTATCCAATCATATTTCGGTATGTAGAAATCTTGAACTATCATAATCAGAGCATATCATCCCACATTATAGGTGTGCCACTTCCGATACAATCCGCATAGAAACGGGTAAAAGGAAGACCGTCATACCCGTCAGGATCATCTATGTAATCCTTCAAGAATAATGCCAAATGGGATTCATCTATAATGGAACTCTTATAATAATCAGCTTTCGCCATATTAGCTACATATACGCAATCATACCCGGAATCTTTCTCCAGTTTAATTCCGTACTTTTTCAGAAGCTCTTCTACTTCCTCCTTTTTGATCGGAACGAGTTTTTCCTTCTGCTTGGTAGCCTTGTTCTCAACTTCCATTTTAGAAACAGCCCATTCACACATCTTCTTAGAGAAGTGCCAACCGTATAACGACAGATAATTTTTCATTGCCGGAGGCATCTTGTCATACGTATCTAGTCTTTGTCCCATAATTAATTGCTTTTTAGGATAAGAGGGGATTTCTCCCCTCATACGATTAATAGAACTCACCGTTTGAACGCCTACGTCTACGCTCTCCCATATCTCCGTATATAGGGGATTCCGGGAAATAACCCGGCATACGACGCTCGTTCATGCCATCGCTGTCGTAGCGTCCATTCTCACGGAATCCCATTCCACCGCCACGCATTTCACCGCCACGCATTTCACTCATGGCCTTTTCATAACCATGACGGCAACCTTCACGATAGGCTTCTTCAACCTCGTTTCTTCCTCTCATTCCGAAATCACGATCATATCCATCGTGTTCTTCTCTTATCGTCCACATTCCCATAATTATTTCTTTGTTTTGGATGTTTCAATTACTCCGAGCTGTTCCATTAACTTCTGATTCTGTACAATGAGGTCAGCCATATTTCTGCTCATCTCCTGCATGTTCTTATCCATATTGGACATTTGCCCTTTCAATGCGGATATTTCCTGCTCCTGCTGTTGCTTGGCTGCAAATTCAGGGTTAAGCATGGCAAGCATCTGGTCACATACCCCAAGAAAGTTCTGATGATATTCCACGCTTTTTAGAACATCCTCACTCTTCTGTTTCATAGTAAGGACCTCGGTATTCATCTCGTCTCTTGACCCTGTAATCAGCATTCCTGTTTTAACATCATCAGCAATATTGGCATTAGCCGGTATCTCTTGCAAATTGACATTCTGTCCGTTTATATTCACGACAAAATCAATAACCTGGACAGGCTGTGGATAAGGCATGTTGGGAACAGTCTTATATATAGTTTTTATAGGGCTTACATTAACGACCTGCCCACATTCCAAACTTGGATTTGCACCTCTGTGAAGAAGATATAACGTACTGTTTACTCGTAAGTTCTGAAACATGATTGTTTAATTTTAAAGGAGTGTGGCTATTTCCATTTTGGAAAATACCACAAAACTCCATGTTAATTATTACTTGCTCCGTAAAGAAGCGGTTTCTACTGTAGGAGCCGGAACCGTTGTCGGTCTGTATCCGCCATTAACAAGATACAATTCGTTGGTGTACTTGTTGTAATGAATCTCATAGATGCCGGTTCCAGCCAAGTTTGCAACAGTTACAGGCTCATTGTTATAAGCCATCAACGGTCTTGTGTCCCCGTTAGTCCCTATCAGTATCGGGAGTGTTGCAGTCGTACCGGCAGGGATCGCCTGACGAAGATTGACATAGAACCCTCCGACATAGTCCCTGTTGCGGAACGCATGGTTAGGAAGCTCCAAAGTCACATTTTCAGTACCGACAGTTACAGCCACCGTAGGAAGAGTATTGAAATTCGCTCTTCCTATTGACGGAAACGAGAACGGAAATCCTGTAAAAAAGTTAGGCCACATAATTACCTCCTTTCTTACCAGAATCAACCCCAGTAGTTATTACAACCGCATCCGCTACGTCCGTATGCTGAGTCACCAACATAAGCACCGAAAGCAGCCGCACGGTAAGTATCCATGTTTACACCAACAATGTTAGGGTATTGAACTGGAACTGTGTTAGGTAACTTGCATTTGATTCCATCAACATCGCTTTGCAATGCTTGTAATCCTGCTGCAAGGGGAGCAATCTGTTGACCTACCGCATTCAGGATTGTAGCATTCTGATTACGTTGGGAGATTTCAGCCGTAAGAGTTGCCTTTTCCGCAGTAAGAGATGCAATCTTATCCTGTAATGCCTGATTCTGAATTGCATCAAGTTTGGCAAGGATAGCATTCGTGTTGGCAGTAGCACCGTCACGTAATGACAATGCGTTTTGGTTTGCAGTATTAACCAATGTATTGGTCTGGTTGCACATTGCAAGCTGACTCTCATATCCTTGTGTGGTTACAAGCTGTTTCATATCGCAGCAACAGCTACAGATTTGAGATGTCAGAGCGTTGTTACCCTGCATAATTGCGGTAAGGATACTGTTGGTATTCTGTCCCATTTGGTTGCCAAGACCACAGATTGCCTGGGATACAGAGTTAATACCGGCAAGGATTTGATCGGAAGAAGTGTTCACGGCTTGTGCCAGTGATGCAATATCGACACCGTTTCGGTTAAGTGTCTGCATGATCATCTCTCTTCCTTCGTTCGCTCCTTGATTGTTATTTCCGCCAAAGCCGAAATTGCCATTTCCAAAAATAGCCGCAATCACAATAAGCGCAATGATGTCTTGAAAACCACCATTGTTACCAAAGAAACCACCGTTACCATTGCCGCCTCCAAGCAGCCCCATCAAGTATCCGGTATCAATTCCTCTGTTTTGCAAAGACGGAAGAATAGAAGCAAGCAGACCGTTGCCTGAAGCCGCTCCACCGTCTTGGTTAAAAACATACGTTCTTTCCATAGAGATTTATACTTTTTTATTACGGTCAATATCAACCGCATCACAAAAGTATATAATAGAAACTGCGTAAATTAGAGCTCATTTTCAAGCGATTTGCGAATATTTTGCAGATATATTGCAATCATTTTGTTTGTTGTTTTTCGACTCTCAAAAGTAGATATCAGGTAACGTACACTGGCTGATGTTTTGCGAAGCAAAGTGGCGATCTGTTCAGGGTACAGACCGAATTCAGTAAGGAAGAACACTACAATGGAGCGGGCATCGACAACCTCAGTCACTTTACTTGATGAAAGGATTAATTCTGTGGAAACTTCAGTTTCTTTTCCTACAAGGTTCAATATTTCGGCAAAAATCTCTGACTTACACATGGTAATTAATTTTTTTGTTGTACTTTTGCCTTTGCCAATCAGTACATACACCAAAAGAACAAAAGCATACTTCGGAATGTTAAGGATATTATACCCCCTGACACAACCGATGTATGCTTTGGTGTATTAAAGTATTGATTGGCGTCAACTTTAATGTGTCGGGGGTTCTTTTTACTCTGCCCCCCAAAGAGCTACATTTGTTATGATAACCGGCCTTCTACTTACCGGATAAACTTAGTGCTTAGTATAATTAATGCTTCATTTTAGCCTCCTTTCTTTTAAAACATTTTTCCATTGGAAATTGTTATGTAAGTAAAACTTAAACTTTTCATACCGGAAACGGTCTGCGAAGATAGTAGTTCCGGTAATTTACCACATAAACAAGTTATAACTAACTCCGGCACCGAAGTACAAACCACCCGGATAACTATATCCTGCCTGCAAGCCCAATCCCAAGCGTTTTCTTTTCTGTACAGGAGTAAGAGTGATGATCTTATTGTCTCTATACACTTCCATGAAGTCAAGGGTCGGCTTATATCCACTGACTACCGCCCGGTAATCATCGGTCTTATACTCCTTGCTTGTGATCGGTATCAGTACCGGAATAGAATCTCCTTCTACGGTTCTGTCAGTCGTTGTATCTATCAGAATAGGTAGATATACCGTATCGGTACGTTTCAGAGTTTCTTTTACCGGCTTAGGGATTGTGTCTCTTACTGTGTCCCGGATATGTACGGTATCTCCTTTAATGTACACAGTTGAAGGCTCGTGCGGATTACAACGCATCCACACGAGAACACCTACAAGCAGGCAGACTAATATCCAAGGGAGGGACTTCATAGAATACTTTCGTTCGAGGTCCATTCCGGACTAGACAACAATACATTTAAATCCTCGCCCTCATAGGTAGGATACGGAAAAGACAGCTCTTCCGTTCCGTCATCAGCAATAGTCTTAATCATCTTATGAGGGAATAACGCAGCATAGTGCTGGCATTTCATCAAGGTTTCACTCTCATTTACGCTCTTGCGAGGAACAAGGTTACGCTTGTCTATCTCATCCTGAGGGACCTCTTGCAAGTCAATTGTTGGGAATACTGTGTATTTCATAAACTTTACTATTTAACCAACTATATAATATCTATTGGGATATAAAATTCAGTGAGTTATGCATAAGTTTGCTCTCTTACTTCAAGTTCAGCTCCTCCCCCATTGTCAGCAGGCGCACCAATCCTGACAAGGCTGACTTTTTTTGCGTTTTTATTGATAATGACCACATCGAATGCCTGTTCATTTATTGTTCCATTAGTTCGCTTACCATAAATATAAGAAGCCCTTTCACCAATCTCATCACTATCCGCATTAGCCTTGTCGCAAGTTGTAGAAAATATTGGTATACCACCATCTGTCTTTTTCATTAAGTCCATATGCGTATGCCCCTGCAACATACACGCAACATTTCCACTATGCGAATCACATATATTAGCTATCTGCTGACCAATAGATGTTAATGTAGGAGTCCAAGATGTCGGATAATCATCAGACATATAATAATGAGCAACAACAACTGCAAGATAACCGTCTGGCATATTCGCTAGGGTATTGTTTAACCAAGTAGCCTGCGTTTCCTCAAATTTACCTGCCGAATCATCAGTAAACACCGAAAGGAACACATACCTCATTTTCTGGACAGTGTTATCTACATAATAGTAATTTGTATTTGCATCGCCTATAACACAGTCTGTCATGCCACTTTGTAATGATGACCATATTTCTGCGTCCGTGATATTGGTTTTTACCTGCACCCCATCTTCTTCAAAATAATTCATATATTCGTGATTGCCGATGGCGCGATATATCTTATTGCTTAAAGAATTAAACGCCAAGTTACAGTCTATGTTCAATCCGTCTGCATAATCTCCTCCCATTATAACTCTTGGCAACGGAACTCTGCTTGAAATGTAATTAATGAGCGCGGGGGAGTTTTTAGTATTGCGGAGCCAATGGATGTCCGTGATGAATACAAATGCATCGTAATTGCCTTGCGCATCCGCCATCTTACCTCTTATCGTTGATAGCTTATCCTTAAGGTAATTATCCTTCAAATAATATGCAGGTACAGGTTCGCTTCTAGTTTTTCGTATCTTAAGACCTGTATAAGTAGCATATGATGCACTCATACCGCTTGTTGTCGGGTACAACCTTACAGACAAAGCTTCATATAACAAAGAAGGCAAAAAAACTATTTTACCCGCACCCATTGACTTAATCTCAGTTTTTTCACCGTTTTTCGTAAAACCATAAATTTGTATTGATCTAGCAGAAATAGCATCTTTTATGTTATCACAAGAAATTTCAACCTGTTCATCAGCCGCAACCCCGAATCGGGCGATATCCTTATAGATATAAGTTGCTTTATCTCCTCCTGTATTATCGTTATTTACATCCTCTCCGACAAGATACTCGTTATAATCAAGTATTACGCCATCTTCAATATCCTTATCGTGGTATTTAGTTAAAGATATACCATCATAAATGTAAATAATTCCATTATATTTATACAATACACCTCTATCCAAGATATTAGTTTCTTCTGTATCAAATGGGGCTATGGAGCAACATCTATATATCTTATTTCTGGAGGTTGAATAATATAAATCACCGATTTTCCAATCGCTATAAATGGCAGATGAAGCACCAATTCCAACCAGTTCAAACAATTTATCCTTACCATCAGCATAATCTTTTGCCTCTTTAATAATTAAGTTTGAGAAATCTGCATATAACTTGATTGTTCCAGACATAAGCACCGATGATCCTGTTAAGTAAATCGCTATAGCTTCAACATCGGAAGTAATATCTATCAATGTATTTACATTTAATGCGGGGCTCCTTGTCTCATCTGTATACCATAAGTACACACTAGGATTCGAATTTATTATTCCATCTGCATCCACAACATTAAATGTCACCTGAGAATCCTTTTTAATTATGCACGGGAACTTTACATCTGGTTCTACAGATAAACCCGCAGTTAGTGCTATATTTATCGTAGTTCTCCCTCCTGCTATTTTTTGCGTGTACGCAAGATTGTCAGAAACGCATTTAATACTTTCGTTTATCTCGGGAATAGACGTTGAAAGTGTTTCTACATCGTCTTCAACCCCATAATACTTGAATGAGGTGATAACATTTCCGGCATTATGACCTGTAATATAATATGCATAGCCAGTAATATCTCCACTTGTATAGGAGAATAGAGTACGCAGACTATCGTAAGTAGTCTTATTCTTGATAGTTCTGCTTATCCGCATACCGTCATTCTTATAAATATAGAATGTCAGCATACAACCCGGCTGGAAAATAGCATCAGCATCTACATATAATCCGACATCTTCTCCATCTGCAAGAGTGAAATCCCGATTAACATATTCGCCATTGGCAGGTATTGCGTCAGTATTGCTTCGTGTGTATCCAATTTTGGAAAATACTTCCTCAAAGTTCCCATCAATCGCAGTTGCTAAAGTACCCCATGATTTTTCAGAGTCTTTTGCTATATCAAATATCTTTTCCATAACTTATTCGTTTTTAATTAATGTTTCATTTGAAATTAAAGTCTCGTTGTCTAACATTGTCAAGTAGCTGGAGATAACTATGTTGATCTTCTGTGGAGACTTGGTGATCTTTCCGGTTACTTCATAGATACCGTTGTCTCCAGATATGGATATGTCGCTAATGGCGTTAGATGATATGTCGACCAGCTTATCAGAGGAATTTGACAATGTTATGGTGATAGTGACCGTACTACCCTCAGCAACGTATTCCCCCGGATTAACTGAGTAGGATATCGACGAATAAGGGATGTTGCTCTTCACTATCGGTCTGAACTCCACCATACCCGGATATAAAGTGCCTAGTTTGTGCTTCTTTAGCTGGCGCTCCAACAGAAACTCAGAAAGGGTGTAGGGGAATAGTAGGAAAGACCACAAGCATAATTTAGAATATTGTGAGACTCCCTCATTTGAGCCTATTGTTAGTCCGTCACCCGTCTTAACAGAGTTACCTCTAGCTATACTGTTCCTGTTATATACATAAGTAGACTGATATGAGATCTGTCTTGATGAATTTAATACAACGCTTTCTGTTGGAGTACCAAAACTATAAGGATAGGTAACATGAGACGTCGGATGCACCATTTCCATTAAAAAAGGAGCACCTCCCGTTCTTCCAACAGAAGATATAAATGGGACACAATTTACATTTTCATCCTGATACGCTCTATCAGCAGCCACAGTGTAATCCTTCAATCCCAAGTCACCTACAAACTGACCGAAGTCATTCACTCCGTCTGATTGTAAGCCTCCCTCTTCGTTAATACCACTTTCAGGGGTCTTAGTATAATTATATAGCGTCATATCACGTCCATTGCCGCTAAAGTCTTTAAGATACCAATCTTCATCGGGAGTATCGTTAGTAAGACCTTGCTTCTTCACGTCATAGTAAATATCAGGTTTAACATACTTGTCCAAGTTGTAGTAGGCTATTACTTGATTAATTTCGTCAGTGGTCAATACTCTCTTGGCGATGAAAGTCCAATACCAAGCAACTTGACTTAATTCAACTATGTTATTATCGCCATTTATATATCCTTGTACACTAAATTTTCCTTTCGATAAATTACCGATTATATGTATAGAATAATCGTTTTTATCTCCTAATATAGTATTTATTACATGACTATTGTTAGCATTAGAATGATTAACATCATATACTGCATATCCATATATTCCGGTCTTACCAATATTGGCAACATGATTTCTTACATATTCATATCCTATAGGTTGTCTAATATAATTAGTTAATGCAGCAGTCGTAGCACCTCTCAAAGTTATTTGATGAATCATACTAACTACAGTAAATTTATCAGTAATACCCATTTCTTCAACAGAATTCTGACTGACAATCATGTCGTTGACTCCGTCAGTACATAGTGAGCCTTGTAAAGAAGGAATAAATTCAATAGTACAACCTATCCAATCTTCAAGTTCTGTACCAGAATCAATCAAAAATCCATGACCATTGGTAAATCCATAGCTATATGGAAATTCGTAAACACCGTCATTATCAATACTAATATTAGTAAGAGCATCCCCTTCATTCTGTGCATACGAATATATCAATATTCCATTATGAGGAATACCTGTTACTTTAGCCTTAAATGCTTTAGTATGAGTGTTTCCTTTCCATATAATCATACGATAAGAATTGATTCCTCCAACATCGCTTATTATGACTTTATCGGGGCGGACATCTAAGAGTTCGCTAGCGTCTCTACCCCAAGCTGTAAAGTCTTCTTCATACTTCCCATACCCGCTATTAAGCTTATACGCGAAGTTGAGAAGCTCAAAATCCCCTCCCATGCCAGGAAGCTTGTTCTTGATGATATTGCGGTCGGGATCAGTGTTGCTCTTGCCGTCAGCTATCCATACACCTGCCAAGGCAGACAATACATCGGGAGAGATGTAGGGACGGTCAGTAGCGGAAGAAGCTCCCGGAACTCCCAACTTAATCGCATTGAAGCGGATAGGATCAAGCCCTATCGCATCAAGCCTAATCGGATTTAATCCTATCGCTCCCATTACTCTTCTGATTCAAAATATTGAGCCTTGACCGGCTGCGTCTCACATTCAATCTTGATGTATTGTCCGGGGATTATTCCGACAATCGGACGGGCGAACTTCTTATCGTAATTTCTGCTCTCTACAACAGAGAAGTTTTCTCCGTCATAGCTTATATACACCCAGAGCTTACCTCCTTTTTCAAATGTGATCTGCAATCCTATTTCTGCCGAATTTACTTGTACAGTATCACTTATATAATTACGTTCGCCTTTAGCAAAGGTTATATCTGTTAATGCCATGATTGTTCCTCCTATTATTATGATTCAAATTTGATATCGTTAATTCTGTTCAGCCATCCGCGTTTGAACTTGTTGTTTGCGGGACGCTTCCGGCAGATATCTTCTATAAAATCGAAGCGGGCAATCTTGATACGATCAAATAACTCGCGTGGATTTTTAGAATTAACTGCCGCTATAGTTTTTGGTCCGACAATTCCGTCCGGCATTACACCAACCAATTCCTGCGGAATCTTGATACCATGAATACCGGAGGCCCATATCCAATCAACTAAAATATCAGCGACCGACTGAGACTTGATCTCGTCTGCCTTCCATCTATCCCAGTACATAGTTTTCAATATCTCTGTCCATTCCTCCTTGGAAAGATTCTTTAGTCTCTCTATAGTCGGTTTAGGATAGCCTTTCTTTTTACAATACGCCTCATAGGTAGCGATTGTTACTCCCATATTTGTTGCTCCTCCTAAGTCATCCGGATCATTAACAAAACCGCCTTCCCACTTTAGAATAAACGGTGCCAATTTCTTCACATCTGCCATATGTGTTTCCTCCTATAAAATTAATGTTAATACTCCCAACGCCAAACCCACGCAATCACAGATGATGTCTTTAATTGAGAACTCTGTTTTCTTGCAATACTTATCGTATATCTCTTTCAGTATGAAGATTGCTATGGTTATAATGATTGCCAACCATAAAGGCGTAAACTTTGATAGCCACATTACCAAGTTCTGGCACACTATAATGTGAGCCATGCCATCTAATCCTATCTTGGATAGAAGCTTGCTGGCTAATGTCTCGAATCTATTTACCCAATTCATCTACTTCCTCCTTTTCTATAATTTCCTTCACATCCTCCTTGTCAACCTTAAACACCTTCTTACCAAATACGCCCAAAGCCCCGATAAGATTGATGTTAATCCCCTTTGGCTTCAGTATATTCCCAACGATTGAGCATCCCTCTATGAAGCATACTAATAAGCAGGAGTACACATCAATAGAATATTCATTATGACTCGCTACGCTAATCATACAGACCATGCAGACGAAAGCAAAGTAAGTGACCATTTTCCCCATGGTCGCACGAATTGCGCGAGAGAATCTTACTTTATCACCCATTAGCATGCTTTTCCTTACTCCGAACAGGAGATCACAGAGAATTACCGCACACGTAACAATCAGCCATGGAATCATATTTTGCAATGATTCGGCAACAAACGCTCCGGCTATTGCGGCGAAACTGCCAGTAGTGGTATGGATTATCGCTTCTTTCATATTAGACAAGTCAGATAAACGGTTAACAACGAAATTATCTCAATCCAGAACATAGGTTTCCTTTTGACAAGAGTCACAATGAAGTTACCCGTCCAGTTCTCACTTATCGAAATAGCCAAATATGCAATAAGTCCCACCCATAAGAAGAGCCAATACCAGGCATTACAACCTACCCATATTTGGGAGAAGATTAAAGACATGGCAGCACCGATACAATGTGATGCCTTCTGACTTCCTTTAAAGTTGGGAGACACACCCAATACAATCATCCCGACAACCGAAAGGAATACAAGAAACTGGCTGTTCTCGGAACTGGCTTCCAATGCAGCAGGAAGAAGCAATGCACCGGAGCCGACCATGCAAAGAGTAAACCAAAACTTATGCGTCAGGGCGTAGTAGGTATCACTAATTGAATAAGGGATTTCTTTACCCTTCTTTATCATCGCGAAGACATACCCGGCGATGAGGATGAATGACATTAATACTAGTAGAATCATAGGTTTATCTGTTTTTTTAAGTTATTGATTTACTTTTGAAAGTGCTTCGTTGACAGCCATTCGATCAATTACACGAGTAAATAGCTGTGTATACTTTTTTAGAGATTCCGCTTGTTCAGGCGATATATCAACTTCTCCTTCTCGGTGTATATCTTGTGCAAGATTAAATTCTCCAAGATCACCTGTATTTTGAAAAATCGCATTTCCAAATGATTTAGATACATCGATGGTACTCTTATTCCCTTCGAGATCCACTAGTTCAATTTTTCTAAAATCTATTTTCATTGTTACAATTATTTAATAAACAGGTTATTAACGTAATATGGTGGGGAAGTCTTAGCAATATCAGCTGTCACAAATATTGCGTACTTCCAAGGTTCAATAGTATAAGTTAGAGAATTAGGCTGATTATATACCACTCTTTTAGGATAATCAGAACTATTAACGACCGTTATTTTTTTGAACGTTGCAGAATCGCAAATACGCAAAACATAATTTCCATTTCCTTCCATAACAATGCAATCTATAGGTTGTCCCGATTGAGGATATCTATCTACATTATTATCTGATCCATGACCATAGATGTGAACATAAAAATTCCAATCATTATTAGCATAAACTTTAATTGTAGTCATTACCCTATGCCCGAATTCCCCTCTGCACCACAAATCAGATGTGTAAAATCTCCATGAGCGACCTTCCACAGAATTATACCCTTGTTGATATAAATCCCCAGAAATCCAAGTCTTTGAAAAATCAATATTAAACGAAGAGGAAACATTATCTCCAGAGCCTTCTGTATTAAAAGAAATCTTGCCTTGTATCTTGCCTGCATTATCAATAGCTTGTAATTCTTTGAAAGTGCCCGTTGCCCCTTTTAATTTTGTCACTTCAAGAGTATCAACGTTAATAAACTCCGTCTTTATCTTCCCGGCTTCTATGAAAGTCTTTCCGCCTACGGTCATTCCCCCACTTTCAGGAAGAGATATTTTTCCGTCAGCAGTTAACTCAACACCTGTCTGATTATGCTTGATAGAGCCTTCAGTCATTAACCAACCCTTTGTCTTCTCCAGATTACCCACAAATATCCCCGAAGTACCGAGCACATCAATAGTTGCGTTCTGAGCCAAAAGGACGTTGGTAGCTACGTTCACAAATTCACTGAATTCTTCCCACTTCGTTGAATCGAAAGAAGAAGTAGATGTATGAGTAATCTTACAGAGTTTGTTCTGGCCGTTATAGATTACAGTATCTATAAATGCATCATTATGATAATACTCAGTATTTGGTGCCCATACTCCACGCGGGCGGAGCATTGCACCGGGTAGGCCTGTTTGTCCTTGGCTTCCAGTAATACAAACCGGATCGCTTTCCCATGTAGAATTGTCCGTATAAGTGACCTTGGTCTTAGACCATAAGTATTTTCCGTTTTGCCACGTGGGAGAAGTGCTAGACCAAGAACCACCAACTAAGGAACTGGAAGAAGTAGAAAGGTAGTATAAGACATCAACAGAACTTATCCCTACGCCATCGTTCCCGCTAGGTCCCTTTCCGCCTGTCACACATACGGGGTTAGTTTCCGTATAAGAATTGTCTGTATAAGTTATAATGGAACGTGTCCAGATATATTTACCGTCCTTCCATGCCGGAACAGTAGTAGACCATGAACCACCCGTAGTGGTACTATATGATGTAGACAAATAGTATTGCTCGGAAACACTCTTAACGCCAATTCCCGTAGCCCCCTTACCACCCGTAACACATATCGGATCGGTTGTCGTTGATGCGCTATCTGTATATGTTATTACTGACCTAGTCCAAATATATTTCCCATTTTCCCATGTCGGAGGTGTTGTACTCCAAGAGCCACCAACCAAGGAATTAGAAGAAGTAGATAGATAATACTCTTCGACAATGCTTGAGACTCCCCTACCATTCTCTCCAGTACTGCCTTTACCTCCGGTGATACAAGCGGGATTGGTTTCAATAGACGAACCGTCTGTATAGACCACTTTGGTTTTACTCCAAATGTATTTCCCATCTACCCAAGTTGGTGAGTTCGTAGACCATGAACCACCGGAAAGGGAGGTTGAAGAACTGGAAAGATAATAAAGAACATCAACGCTCTGTACACCTTTACCGTCCTTTCCTGCTTCACCCTTGATTTTAGACCAAGTATAATCGGCAAACACATTGCTATCTGCCTGTACAAAATCTACATATACACCCATGTATACACCGGGAGTCTCACCGTTGTTAGCTGTGAAGCTACTACCATCGTCAGAATATTTAATATGGAGATAGCTGGTTTGCCCGTTCTCTCCATCTATACCGGGTATACCCTGCTCGCCTCTTTCTCCTTGTGCACCCTTAAATCTGGCCCATGTATATGATTCATATGAAGTTGGGGCCGTAGGGCTTGTAGTAACAGCCGTACCGATATAGGTATTGGGAGTATCTGTCATTGGATTACCGTTAGAGTTTGCCGAGTACTTGACATGAAAATATGAAGAAGTACCCGGAATACCCTGTGAACCCGTAGGACCCCGTTCTCCCTGTGGTCCAGTAGCTCCTTGAGGACCTTGTTCCCCTTGCTCACCCTTTATCTTAGACCATTTGTAATCAGAGAATACATTACTGTCATTTTTCTCAAAGTCGGTATACTGCCCAATCCATTCCCCTGAAGTTTCCCCATTATTGTCTGTAAACGTTTGGCCGTCATTTGAATACTTAATATGCAAGTATGAAGTCTTTCCATCTTCGCCATTAACACCGGGAATCCCTTGTTCACCTGTTGCACCCTGTAATCCTTCAAATCTGGCCCATGTATACTTGGAGGGATCATTACTATCCTCCTTAGTAAAGTCTACATAAGTACCGATGAACACATCTGGCGTTTCTGTCATTTGAGAAGCCGTAGGATTCTGGACGGGAGAATATTTTATATGAAAATATGAGGTTAGTCCGTTTTCTCCGTCTTTACCGGGAATTCCGTCCTGTCCGGCTGGCCCTTGCAGGCCTTGTAATCCCTGTGGCCCACGTTCTCCCTGCGGCCCTTGAGGGCCTTCAGGACCGGCTGGTCCTTGTGCTCCCTGTTCCCCTTTAGAGGTATACTTCAGCCAGTCGGTAGAAGAATCTGACGGCTCTTGCATAGTCGTAGATTCAATGCAAATCCATGTACTGCCGTTATGAGTCACTTCATCGTAGTACCAATACGTACCAGACTTCCATTTACCCTTTAATACCGGAACGGGAGCCTCAGTCACACCGTCACTGGATATCTGCCTGATAGTTCCGGTCATATAGACTCTATTGAGATATGCGCTATGACCGGACATATCAATGCCAAACAGCTTCAGGTTAGATAAGTCGCCTAACTGCATGGCTATCATGTCCTTCGTTATTTCCCAGTTATTAACACCCTTAAGGAAGCGAATGTAATTCTGTGTAGAGTAACATGACTTTTGGCGCTCAGCGTTAGTGAAATTACCGTATGCGACAAAATGCATCGCCTTACAAGGATTGAAAGTATATCCACTACGGAGGACGTATTTAAAAGAAGAGTTATCTATCTTTTCTGTAATCCGAAAATACGCAGTTTGGAAACCGGTATCGTTATTGAATATTCCCTTACAGATATCATCAATCTCTACTTGTGATACCTCCCCGGGTTCCAGTTTTAAATGAACAATCTTGTTCGCTGCATCTATTGATTCAATGATACCACCGCCGGGAGCATTCCATTCTTCACCAGATACAATAGACACACGGTTATACCGCAACTCCGGTACTTCCAAGAAATCACGCAGACGCAAGGACTTTGCGTCAATATGGCCTTCGGGAGTAATCAGCCAGCCTAGGAGGTTCTCGGCATAATCTAGAGAAGATATATTTCCTGCAATTGCTGCATTATTGGCTGTAAGTTTGTCAAATACCTCTAGGATATTGGCAGACACCTCTGTTGCAGTAACATCATCTGTTATAATACCTTCCTTCACTATAATGCCTTTCAAAAATGATATTAATCCTAAAGCTCTGTCATTCTTTGTTTTACTAATAGAATAACTAATTATTTCCTGAAGAACTCTCTTTGCGGAGAATACATTTTTATCAGAAGGAAGAGTATTGTCATTTTCTCCAATCACATACACGCTTGTTCCACCTCCTCCGGATGCAGAGCCTGAATAGGTTTGCCCTTTATATGTGAGTGACTCCAGTTTACTCTCTATCTCACCTATACGCGAATATGGAGCTGTTTCACCGACTGTATAGATCGGGTGATCGTAAGGAATATCCAGCGGCCATTCAAAACCTATGATACGGGATTGTCGTCCTTCCGGGAAATAAGCCTTATTTATCAGGTTGACTTTAGCCCCAACTTCGTATGTACGAATATTGCCCTCATTGCAGATGAAATCAGCGTTCATCTCGCAATCGTAGGTAGACGGGTCAATCATGGATTTCTTTACGTATTCCTTTGCCTTTTTGAGTAGATTCTGTTCCGCTTCTGGTAACATCTGCTCTGAAATAAACGCTGTATCAAATCCGTAAAGAATATAAGTGTCAGATACAACAGGATAAAGGATATCATCCGGAAGATACCGGCCATAATCATCATTTCGTGTTATCTCGAATGTAGTTCCGCTATTACCGCTCTCTTTTAGAGAGATAACAAAATCAAGGCCGGCCAGTTTACCTGTCTGGAAAATTAAATGGGGTTCTTGACCATTCAACACAAAATCTTTCGTAAAGTTTTTTAGTCCATTGTCCTTAAATGTGTAAATAAGGTACTTGTTTCCTGTCTTATTGCCGTCATTGTCTTCCTCCTCCTTTTCATCACTGGTGATACTGGATACGGAACCGATATATTTAGGATATTCATCCTCTAATATAACAATTTCTTCAATAGCTTCTTCTTCCGGCATTTCGACATTATTCGGATTGTCATAACGCGAATCTCCGATATCGATACGCTCGCCTGTTGAACTATACCTATAAGCATCTATATAAGGAACATCTTTTGGTAACATAAGACGATTTTGAACGACACCGTTCAGAGTAAGTTCTTTATCATCTTTACTGAAATAGTTATCAGGAATTTTACCCTTAATGATATTGTTGATAATATATTGGTTACCCATAGAAGCTGTTACCCCTTCCGGCAGACGTATGACATTAGCGTCCTCACCTGTTAGCAAGTCAGGATTATAAACGGCTGAAAAAGTCCTCCCTGAATTTGCTCCGGACAGGAAAGTTACAGAAGTGTCCGCCGATGCGGACAAACATTCAAGCTTAACATTATTTTCTCCACTCCTTCCAATTGTATATACTACCGTTTTCTCTGGATGATTCAGAGAAAAGCTAAATGTAAACAAAAACTTACAATTATTAGCCTTTTCAGGAAGAAAGAAATCAGTGTCACTAAAACTAATAGTAAAACTTGAAACTGAATCATTGAAAGCTTTCTCCTGAATATCCAGTACTTTCTCCACATCTCCTACATAATAGACTAATGATAATTTAGCCTTAAAATTTTCAATATTTGACGTGAATCGGGTGCTAAAGTATAGTAACATTGAATTGAATGAGATATGGTACTCACTAGCAGGCATGGAAGAAGTAAATACATCCGTCATAACCTTATATTCTTCCTGTGCTCCCACCATTTCGCCCTCTTCAAATATATTCATACTGATAGGAGATATTCCAGCATGAGAAACGGAAGGAAAGAACCTTATGTTTAACGGTCTTGAGGTATCGGATATATCTCTCCCATTAACCTTCTTAACATCAAATATCAAATCTTTCCGGTAAGTAGCAGGGATGTTTCGTGTAGAACCGAAAGCGTAGATACGGGTAGCATAAGTTGTCTGACTATCGCTGCGTGTCATATTATTGACATTCACATTCTCTGTGTCCGTCAAGTCACCAGCTTTGAAATCAACAGGGGAGCTGTATTCACAACGCCCGAAACAAATCTTATGATTCTCTATCCACCATTCACATCCCCACGCTTCCGCCATTTGTGTGAGCGCATCTATTAGATTTACATTGTCATACGTGACTAATTTAGCGGAATTTTCTACCGTATCATCAATTTCCCAAATGAAGTCCTTATCCCTGAATTTATAGCCAAGATATTTCAAGTTATCAAGAAATATATTCAGGTGAACATCTAAAGTGGCTGTGAGATTCCACCCAGCCTCACGGCCGGTTGTTTCAGGTGTGTAGAACAATTTCTTGTTCTTCCATTTCCAGTAGTAGGCATCAAGCCGAAGCTCATAGTCGTATGCACCTGTGGTTGTATTGTAGGTAGGTTTATACAGGTCTACTACTTCAAATATTCCCAACTCATTGTCTATGTAGTCCCCTAACTTGAAATAGATAGGACTGGCAAGGGAAAACTTTAGAGTTACATAATCTTCCTGCATCAAAAGGAAGTGTCTTTTCGAACCCTCATTGATAGGAGTCGAAAAGCGAATGTTGCCGGATATGTCTTTGATGTCTACTAATTCCATAACACACCAAAGTTCGGAGATAAAAATCTCAAAACATAAAATCCGGCAACCCTATAAACCACAATTTGCCTATTGTGGCAATTTTACTCTCTATTATCCGGATTCGGCTCGTTTAGCTTTACTGAGATCTTTGAAAACGTCCTTATTGTATTGATTCCAAAAGAAGCGGACCTAATATAATACAAATGATATACTTCTTCGCCTAACGCTGGGATCTTGACAGTAAATTCCCCCTTTGTTATCTCATTCAGAAATGCTTTATACTTAGCTATGTAATCAGTTGGGGAATTCCCTTGTAGGGTAAAGATTAGCGTTAGATCCCGTTCATCAATCTTCCGATTGGCTATAATTATTTTCTTTCCGTCCTGTAAACGAGACTTATTCTCTATAATTTCTTTCATTGGAAGCGGAGCGTAGATAGCTTCAATGAACCCGTCTCCCATTCTCACGCCCCACGTCGCAAAAGCGTCTTTATTGTTAATTAATAAGTCAACCATAGATTATAATTTTGATGTATTACGTTTAACTTCTGCAATATCTGTCTCAATATTCTTCAATGACTTGTTCATGCTTGTTGTATCATCATGAATACCTGTCAACTCTTCATAAGACAGCCTTAACAAATCCCGTGTCTCACTAGCAATATCCTTTATCCCTGTAGTATTGGAAATAATAGGCAGCATATCAGCTCTCAATTCAAGAATAGACATCGTTTGAAGCTGGTTCTGATTCTTAATCTCTTCTCCGGCAATTTGCAAAGCAGTGAAACGTCCGTTAAGTTCGTCTATTGAATCCTGAGAAGCAGTTGCAAAGCCTTTCTTCGACGATTCCTGAGAAGTAGCAGAAGTATCCCACCCAAATGTTTTAAACATTTCTTCTCGATCATGCATCATATCTTCTACAATCTGCTGATACTGTTCTTTGAGAAGGTCTGCTTCGTTTTTAGTAATTTTACTATCACTTCTCGCTGCATCGCTCCATTGCTCATAAAGAGCATTTATACGGCCTTGATACTGACTAGCGACTAACCCAGCCATGATTGACTTACGCAGATAATCCTCAAAGTTATCACACATATCTTCAAAAGAAGTATCCATATCGGATAACTGATCAATAAACCCATTGTAGAAGGAATCAAAATCAACCCCTGTCATGGCTTGATTAAGAGCATCCCTCAGTTCATTCGCTTCATCTTTACAAGCTACGATACTATCCAGGTTTTCACGAATTCTGGCATCAATTAAACTCCATGCTTCCGGCATTTGGGACTGAATGAGGAACAATTCATCTCCTGACAAACTATACAAGTCTGTCATGGAGCTTATTGATTTACCTAGGATGTCGCTCATCTGCTCAAAACCACCTATTGCACCAACATTTTTGTTAGAATGCCATTCTGCACTATGAGACTTCCAACTTGCACCGGCACGCCCTGAAGCTGCGGCAATCTTTTGGAGATTAATTACTTTCTTCTCGTAATTATCCATGGCTTGTGTAGCTGCTTGAACAGATGCAAATCCACCACCGAAAACTATATCTTCTTTGCTTTTGTCAATAATACGATCATAGACCTCATTTATTGCTTCAAGCTGTTCCTTTACTCCTTCATAATAAGCGGTACCGTCCGGCCCGAACAAATTACCCATTGCATTGACAAGTTGAGAGACTCCACTTACAGCACTCATGATACCTCCGGCAATATCTCCAGACATTATTTGTCCTACTCCTACTGCCGTTTGCCCAAGACCGGAAAGACCGTCAATAACGTTATTTATTTCATCGTTCAAATCTTCTCCAAATATGGAAGATATATCACTCCCAAACTGTTTGATAGCAGGAGAAAACTCTGTTATAGCTCCCCCTATAGTTGATATGCCCTGGCCGAGCTTCCTTGTATCACCATTAGCATTCTTTATATCATCGATTCCTTTTTTCATATCCGAGAAAAAGGATAACCAAGGGGATTTACCTTTAACTTCTTCTTTTAGCCTTTTTATGGCATCCGTTATATCCTTGATATTGATTGTCCCATTCTCAAGATTTGCGATATCCTTGTCTGTGAAACCTACTGATTTTAAATTGATAAGAGATACTGACTCATCCGTTCCAGACATATACTTGATTAACAATTCATACTTATCAATAATATCTTGAATAGATGATACACTCTTTTCACTTGCATCTTCAAACAAATCAGCCATGACATGAGTAGATTTCCCGAACTGTTCGTCCAGCTGAGCTATTGCTTGATTCTTCTCAGCAATTTTAGTAGCTCTTTCAGCACTATGTTCTTCCAATTTAGCTATTTCATCATCATACTTCTGAATAAGATTCTTCCGTTTCTCTTGATAATTACCAAATTGGATGAAATATTCCTGCCATGCTTTTTTATCAGCCTCTAATCTTTCATTATTAGTACTTGTTATACCTTTTTCTCTATTTCTTGCAGCATTAGAAGCCCATATTCCCAGTTGATTAGTTTGCTCATCTGTCAATCTTCCGCTTTGAGACGACTCCCAACTAGCTTTCTGTTTCTTAATGGCATCTATTTCCTTCTGGTAATCCAAATCGATTTGTTTCAACTTCCTTTCCGTACCTTCTTGCATAAGGTCGATTTCAGCTTGTTGGTTTTGACGGCGGATAGCAAGAAGTTCCTCATTGAGCCTTTCTTGTTCTTTCTTACGTTTATCTGCTTCTTTTTGAGAATTAGAAAGAGATTTATTTGTTTTAGAATCTGAATACTTATCTATTTGTTTTTGTGCTTCTTGTATTTGTTTAGTGTATTTATTCCATTCTTCTGAATTCTTTTTAGAAACATCTAAAGCATCACGAGCATCCTCTGCTTGTTTTTTTTTGTTCTCCCAATACTCCTTATTCTGAACGGCATTTAAACGGGCTTTTTGTAAATCTTCTAAAGCTGAAACAAATTGCTTTATTTCACCAACCTTAAAATCTTTACTACCACTAAACCATTCACCTTGTACATTTTCAGATAGTATTTTTTTATAAGTATCAATTGTATTTTTTAGTTCTTCATCTGATTTTGACTTAGAATCTGCAATCAATTTATTGATATAATCAGATGCTACCTTTTGACGTGAAACTTCCCTTTCCTCCTCTAATCTTTTCAGTTTCGCTATTTCATCATCAACAGCCGACTGGTCATTAGTACGCATCCGTTCAATATACTCTTTCTGATTCTTTATGCGCTCGTCATAGCTTCGCAATTCCGTTTTGTTCTCTTCGGCTTTTCTTGTTGCATCTGCTTCTGATAGTTCTTTTTTCAGAGCTATCAAGTTTTTAAGATGTCCCTCTTCATCAATATACTTTTCAATAATACCAGGGTACATTTTCTTTAGAATATCAATAGCCCCCACTCTCTCCATTTCAGCCTTAGTTTCATCCTCTATGGAGGCTATCAATTCTTCGACCTTTGTTTTATGCTGTTCTTCACGTCTAGCGGCAGCTTCTTTTGTCTCATTATACCGTTTCTGCATTTTCTCGACTTCCGTCTCACGTGTATAGAACTTATATAATCCATAAGTCGCAGTTCCAACAGCAGCGGCGAATAAGACATACGGATTAGCCAATGCCTTACCCGCACCCTTAAATGTTGAGATGATATTCTTTTGAACTGTTGCGAATATCTTACCTCTTGCGGCAGCAATAGCCATAGAATTAGACAAGACAATATTTGCGGCAGCAGCTAATTTCTTTTCAACTACTGCTTGTCGTAAAATCATTATATTAGCCCGTTCTAACATATTAACCACAACTATGGCCGCCTTGTATGTCCCATAGGTAGCTACTAAAGATGCAATGATTGCTCCAACCTCTTTATAGTTTTCAATAATAGACGTTACAGCCGATATTGTCATAGATGCAATTCCTTGCGTCTCTTCTCCAATAGAATTCAACATAGAATCCCAAGCATCACCCAAATTAGAAATTTGACCGGACAATGTCGTAGATTGCATTTCCATCAAGTTATAGAATTTACCACCCTCATTAGTCATATTCTCTATAACCTTTTGCAATTCAGGGAAACCTACTTTACCTTCAGTAACCATCTTTCTGATTTCTGATTCTGTTTTCCCCAGTTCTTTTGATAATTCGGCAACCAAAGGAATACCACGCCCCATGAACTGATTTACATCTTGCGTGAATAATCGTCCTTGCGACATAGACGTACCATATAGATAAACTAGCTCCCCAAGTGGAATAGAAAGACCGGATGCAATATTCCCCAAACGAACCAAAGTTTCATTCACTTTGTCCGCTGAAGTTCCATAAGCAAGAAGCTGTTTTGCCCCGCTTGTTACTCCTTGTAAATCAAAAGGTGTTTTTGCTGCCGTTTCCACCATTTGAGCCATTAAAGCATCGGCTTTTTCTTTACTACCCAACATAGTTTCAAAGGCGATAGATGTTTTCTGGAACTCTCCACGGACATTTATCATATCGGTAACTAATCCTTTTAATGCGGCAGTACCACCGATAACACCTAACATCTTCGACAGAGATAGATTGAATTGTCCTGTACCATCCAAAGCCCTACGTATATTTTCCTCATAGTTACCAATCTCCATCTTTTGGCGGGTATAAGCATCCGAATTCAGCTTCAAATACCGGGTATTTTCTTGAATCTTGATATTTAACTTCGTTCTAGCACCAGTTTCCCTCTCTTGCTGGTCTGTTACATTAGCTTGAGCGAAACGGAGTACTTTTAGTTGTTCACGAGCTTCTTTTATTGACTGTACTTGAGTTTTTAATGCAACTGAAATCTGGTCGTCAGTATAGGTTTTAGGAGAACGGGGCACTCTGCCTGTTCCTTTCTCAATCTGTTTTTGTAGTACTTCATATTTTTTGACAAGAGAGTCTATTTCCTTTTGTTGTTTTTTTATTTGTTCAGAAGCAGCTTTTTCCTGATCTATCCTCGCTTGTTGGGTTTGGACATATTTGTCTTTATATTTTTCCAATTTCTTTAAAGCTGATGCTAATTGCTTCTCAAGAGCTTTCACGGCCGCATCGCTATTGGGTACACTTGCAATCTCAATAAGAGATTTTTTTAATTTATCTATTTCCTTACGCAGTTTGACAATCTTTTCAAGGTCAATATCTGCATTAAATTTCATTCCTGCCATGTGACTTTTACGTTTTCGTTACCAAATGATTCCTTTAACTCTTTCTCCACGGTTAGGCTTGCCGAATCCAGAACGTCAAAACCCTTGCTAGAAACAAAGCTCGCATACTCCATTCCATCAGCGAACACAACACCGTTTTGGGGTAGCTTCCCATATATAAGCAAGTTCTCTGTCTTGCCTTTGGCTCCCGCATGTTCGCTATCTGCCGGGACATATAGATAAACGATATTCCCATCACGAACTACAGCAGCCCCCGGAGCATTACGAAGATTCCACGTATGGTTCTGATAAGTTTTCTTGCTACTCACATTTCTTTCCTTTTGAGTGTCAACTGCATTATGCGCCGCTTCCTTCATAAGCTCATTTGCATAATCGTCCACCTCTTCAACATACTCGTCCAGGCCCGACAAATCAACCGTTACTTTCATTACTTATCAAATTTCATATTTTCACCAAAGAAATCCTTATCAGATACTTCCTTAAGCACCTCCCCATCGTATACAACGTGCAACTTATCTTTTTGCATGATGATCAAATTGCGATATGGGATTTTATAAACTACTTCATCGTAAGAGAGATGAAGATTTTCCATGAACGACGCAATTTGCCCTAACATACAATCATTTCCTATAACTTCTGTTTTGCTGTCAGATTTGCTACGTTCTTTGCTAAATCCAACAGCATTGTAAAATCTTCTACAGAGATTAGAGAATAAGCGGTTGTAAGCCCACAGAGCACTTCTTCCAGTGTTCCCTTTGATAATTCATGTTCAAGACTATCATCCCCTTCAATAAACCAAGAAAGTGCACGAGAAGCGACGGAAATATCCTTTAACGAAGAAACAATACCCGCAATATCCTTGCTATCTTCTAGAATAGCAAGATAAGCCGAGGCGCCAGCGATTTTATGGATAGTAGGCGGGTTTACACGGTACATTTTCCCGTTTACAATTATAGGAATGAAATCTTTGCCTGTGATAGCTTCAGATACAAGTATAGCTGCTTTATTCATAATGATATTTATTAAAAGGGGGCGAGAAACACAAATCCTCACCCCTCACCACTTTACAATATAGATAATGTCTCTGACGGTTGCTTTCCATCTTCTCCTGAAGAGCCATAGTTTACAGCACTCCCAGCGTTCACCCGCCTTGATCCAGCTGAATAACTATTTAGAGTAGCCGATTCAGAAGAAGCAATCGCCACTTTTTCATCAGTTCATGCAGCATCTACCTTTTCGCCATCAAACAGATAGTCGCTCTTAACACCGGAGTTAGGATTTTCCATAGCCACCGCTGTTACACCCAGACCGATATTCTTTTCTACCGCATTACCTTTTGCGATAACAGCAGCATTAGTAAATACAATGTAGTTGCCTGTTTTTGTTTGGCCTACGATTGCCTTATTTACAATTCCCGGAGTGTCAGAAGAAGCCCATCCTGCATCAGTATCAATCTTTTCACCACCTTCCAATTCAACCTTGTCATCAAAGGAGAAAACTCCCATGGTGAAAGCGATTGTTTTAGCTCCTTTTTGAGTAACATCACGATAGTAGATGCTACCATTCAACTCGTTAATATAGTCGGTATAGGTAGGATCATCCTCCGTATACGCCCAAGTATCTTGATGAGAGTTCTCAACTTTTGTAGCAGTACCTAACCAGGTTTTAAGGCTAGTTTTAGTTACAGCAGAAGTAATAACATCACCGTACCAAATCTTTTTAATTCCTATAAACGGTTTCATATCTTTTCAATTTACGTTTAGAGTTTCAAATAATAATTTCACATTTACATAGTAACAACATAATTCTTTGTCTTCTTCTATTCCGATACTTTCAGAAGAGTAACGATACCAGGAGCCGTCATATTGGGAAACAACGCCATCTTTAAAAAACGTCTTTGCTTTCCGTTCCAGCTCATTCAAGCGAATCAAGCTTGCTTTTTCAGACCTTGTTACAGGAACGCAGAAGTTTACTTCAACATATCCTTTTTCCCAGTAAGCATCCGGTTGTTGAGTTTTGGGGTAGATTACAATTCTTTCGGTCTTTACTTTACCTTCAGGGATATTTCCCCGTTGATACATTTCAGAGATTCCAAAAGACTTGCAATCTTTAAAAATAATATTCGCTATGTCAGTCGTTACAATCATACCCAAATATCACATCTACCCTTAAACTCCTCCGAATAGCATTCGGCATTCTTCTTCACATCTCCCTCTCCTACAATATTGCCTTCGGTGTCCATACATCTGATATGAGATCCTAAAATAATCTTTTTACCCTCATAAACCACATGGTAATTATATACCCAGCGTTCGCCATTGACAGAAACCTCTTTCTGTTGAGAGTTGTCATGGCAGAAGCAATCTGTTACATCCTGCCAAGACTCTCCACCGGTTCCCGGTATTGGTCGGTTATACTCGTCATTCTCTTCCGGAGTAATAACCTGTAATTGCAATTTATGCGGAGCAGTTTCTAGCATATCACCAAAATGTTACTTTAGGTTTATCTGTATTCAGTTCATCTTTCAGTCCATACTTATTGCATAAAAAAGAATAGTATGACTTTATCCCGGAAATATCCCAAGAAAGAGACTTTGAATGACCGTTTTCTGATACCGATTTAGAAGTAGCTCTAAGCAATAAGGAGGGAATAAATCTTGCTATCGCAACAGAGATAGACTGTAAATTGTCTTCAGTCATTTCCCCGTCAGGATCAACCCCAGAAGAAAGATTCATCTCTACCAAGTCAGCCTCCGACAATGATATGCCGAATGACTGAAACTTTTTCTTTATGTAGTCACTAATTATCATACTTACGCATTCATCGTATCCAGGTCAAAAATTACAATCTTATTGGGAGATGTAAATTCTGGAATCCATTCGGCTCCATATTCCATGAACCTGCCTTCATCCGTACGTATGTTGGAAATATACATACCACCTTCTGAACGGGTGTAAGTCTTTCCCGGAACTGGATCGGTAATTTCATACGGAGTATGCCAGCGCATCTTTCCCTGTTTAGGAGTGGTAAACAAAGAAATACGGTTGTCTTTAAATACCTGTTTGAAAGTGCCGTCTGACAATTCTACCAAATCTTCGTTGATTACGATAGGCGGCAAGCCCAATCCTCTAAAGATAGTGGTCGCCATCTCACTAGACATAAGCCCGGCAGACAGTTGGACTTCTTTAGAATCAAAGCTTTGTTTGTAGAATTCTCCGAAGTCCTTTGATCCAATAATGCTTTTGATAAAAGTCTTTCGGGACATTTCCATAGAAACGAACATGCCGAAATTAGTACGTAATTCAACGGTTTTCTCCATAAGATAACGAACAAAATTCAGTTTGTCTGAAACTTGCGGAGTGATACGATGAACCGGAAGTTCCATTTCAAGCAATTCAATTCCTTGCGGATTATCGTCTACCTTTACCGATGCTTTACCATCAGAACGAAGATCACCGTCCACAATATCCATACGTTTGTGTGGAGCAAGCAATACCTGACGCATATCATCTACAATATAGTTGATAATATCGTCCAGTGCAGCCCGTTGATCTGGTGTCTTCGCCTGATTGAACTTATTGATTAGTTCTTGAAGCATATCGAGTCTATCGTTGTCCATCTGGTATCTATCCCCCATATAGGCAACTTCGCCATATCCAGAACCCAAAGATTTACGCTCTCTTAACGGCTTGTTAGAGTTACGGTCAATTACAGAACCGGCAACAACACCCGTTACTGTTCCCAAATATGTTTTGAACACACGGGATTTCGTTTCCTCAAAATCGAGGTGCTTTTTCCAAAAGATTTGATCCAGTCTTAGAGCCTGCACACGGTCGATAACCGCTTTCACCACTCCCGGATCATTCAGTAATGTTTGAATAGTCAAATACATAGTTCCTCCTTTCTTTAATAAGTGAACATGAATCTGTCACCCAAAGTCTCCTTATCCTTATCGGAGATAGGAACAATGAGTCTTGTCGGTCTGATCTCGTACGCTTGGCCTATAGCGGTAACAGTTGCACCCGCTTCTACTTTAGTCCATGCATAATTTAAAGCTGTTGCTGTTGCTTTTGCCGTTTTACCGGCTGCGGCAGTAGCTTCAAACAATACCGCATCCTTTTCTGCGGCAAGCGTTGGCGAAGCGGCCAGAGTAACGGTATCATATTCCGCATTACTTTTGTCGATAGCTTCAATTGTACCACCATTTGTACCATTACCAATATGCATACCGACGTACGCAAGAGAATTTTTCTTGATCTTCAACGAAGTAGAACCGGCAGTGATCTTCTCGGCTACTTCAACGTTCAAAACAGCTTTTGCCGTTCGTTTCACAAAATCAAGAACCAAAGGGGTAAGAGGCGGGATCTGCGCAACCCCTGTCAAATTCGAAATATCCAGATTGAAACCACCGGAATATCTATAAACCGTTTCAAAACGGCACATTTCCGGCATTTGTCTCTCAATCGGATTTAAATCATACTTAAAACCTGCTGGCATAATTAATCCTGTTTAGAGTTTTTAATTTCTTCAGTTCCCTTGTTTATCAGGGCGGCAATGTCATTTGAATTGTTTTGCTCATTGCTTCCCGATTCGGGAGTTCTCACATCTTGAAATCCTGCGTTGGCAAACGTCTGCTTTGCATCCTTGAAATAGTTATCCAAGTTTACATCTTCGGGAATATTCAACATAGGAACAAGGTTTTCGGGAATACCATACTCCTTCGCTTTACCTATGATTTGCTCTTGACGAGTGGCTTGTGCCTTCTCTGTTTCAAATTGAGTAAGCTTATCAGAAAGAGGTTTAACGGCTGCATTAACTGCGTTCGCAATGATGGTCGCTATATCATCTTTCTCTTCTTCCGGCTTCGGTTTTGGGTTAGGATTGGGATTCTCGATTTTATTTTTCAATTCGTCCAATTGTTTTTGTAGACCCGATTTTTCGTTTCTAACAGTATCAATGTCTCCTTGAAAAGCCTTCAGAAGTCCTTCGACCCCACTAATAGCAGTTTCTATTTGACTTTCTTCAGTTACGGTTTTAGACAAGTAGTCAGCCACCCCGTCAAACGCTTTATCACCAAACCCAAAGGTTTTATACTTCGTTTTTAGCGCTACTAAGATTTTTCCTTTCATACTGTATGAATTAGTTTTGATTTTCAACAGCATAAAGTTACACTCAAAGAAGAAAGCTATAAAATTATTATATGAGGGATAAACCACAATTGAGCAATTGTGGGAAATTAGTTGTTATACATTGGATTTTTAGGCCAGAAAGGGGTATTTTATAAGATAAAACGGCAAAAGAAAAGCGGAGGTTAGTCCGCTTCTATTTTGATTCCATATCCATTATGACATCTTTTATGGCTTTTACATATTCTAAATGAATACTTCTTGATATCAAATGGATATAAATATGTCTGTCTGCCTTAATCTCAATAGGTGTGTTTATTATATCGGTAATTCCATTTGACAACATATATTTATCAAACATTCTTGAGAACAAATTGCTTCTGAATTTTTGTGGAGTTACTCCTTTATCCCTTCTTAAAATGTCGTGTATGTCATCACAGTAGAAATATAATATCAAGTTCTCATTATCATTGAAAATTTCACCTATAACATTTGATATTTTTAGAAGTACTCCAATATCAGTGGGATTATCACCTTTTACTCTCTCAAGTGTGACATCTGCAATTTCAATACTATCTCCAAATATTTCCCGCACCTCACACGGGATTATATCCAAATTAAATGGAGATAATATTATCCGATACTCATCTTCTGATTTAGAATTGATAGAAACGGAAATATCCATTCAGGGAAGATTATACGTTGATTTTAATGGTACAGTTCTTTTTATTGCGTAATTTCTCCTGTTGAGACATTTTTCTATCTCTCAACTTATTTACAAAGTCCAATAGTGCTTTTGAGGGATTTTCTATAACAAATACCTCTTGTGTGTAAGATGAGGGTTTCATATTCAATTCTCCTTTGTTTTTTATAAAATAACAGTACTACTGCTATCTTTGTTCGTAACGTATCAAAGATACATTGCTTTGATGTCGCAAATATAAATAATACAAATCAAGATTGATTGATTGATTGAACAATTAACTATATCTGTTATTGGTTTTTAACGGTTTTAACTTTTTAGAAACAAAAACCGCCCTTCGCAAGAGGGGCGGGAATGAGTTACAATGTTGACTCCGAGAAATCCAGTTCGTACACGATCTTTCCACTCTCGTCCCTACTGAATACTCCCACACAGATAAGTTCAGGGAATCCGGGACCTGGTATTGTAGAAAAAATTACGGATATTGCATCTCCCTCGGCAATATCCAGCGTTTTCACTAGCTTTTCGGCTTCTTGCTCACATAAATTTGCAAGTTTCTCCATGCTGTCCGTGTTCTTGCCACAGCTGACGGATAATCTGGAGGCGTAATTGGATGTTTTCATGATTATATTTTATTTGAGGGTTAGGATTCAGAGTTAAGCAGAGAGCCTGTCGCCTTATTCAATACCAGATGATATTTCTTTTTCTCTCCTGCCTTAGTGGTTGCTTCAACGTCTACTATTACGTTGTCTCCTTCCAATGAATATGAGGTCTTGTCTACTCTTATTTCTTCATCGGTAAATGTAGTCTGCCAGACGAAAGATTCTAAGTATCTATATTCTGATATATCTACACAATTTACAGTATTGCCTGCTATATAAACCATATTCTTTACAGATAAAGCTATATAGTTCTTCTGCTCTATATAGGCAATAAATTTCTCTGTATGCATAAACCCAGTTAGATTTTTCCATATAATATTTAAATCTTTATCTAATACAGAGATAAAATATGCACTAGTTCTTATTGTGGAATATATCACAATATATTCTCCATACCATTCTGCTATTTTTTCGGGGTAAAAGCGCAAGGATGGACTTTTAGGATCATATATGTCTAAATATTCTTTTTTTACTATTTTACCTTCTCTTACTTTTAACATAAATTTATGAGGATGAGCAACCTGAGCGCCATATAAACTGACCAATATATAGAGATGATCATTCTTATTTAAAGCACTTAAAATGAAACATCCATTAACTGGGTATTCTTTAGTTTCTCCAAACCCTAAGTCCTCAATATACCCTTCCTCCTTATCCTTGATAGTAAAAGCCTTGTTGCCTGATTCGTCAATAGCCTCTATATAATAATCTCCTTCAAAAATATAAGATTGTAGTTTAATATCACCTACTTGAACCGTACTATTGATACTATATTTTGGAGGTTCCGGTTCATCTATTACATCTTCACTAGAACTACAGCCTGCTAATAGCAATATTGCTACTAAAGGGAATAAAATTTTCTTCATGTTGTGTGCACTTTATATGTTTATTTAATAAGTTCTCCTGTCTCCTTGTCAAATTCAAAATTTAAGACCTCTTTTTTTCCCGTTATGTATGTGATATTTACATTAACAAGAACTGTATTATTCGAAGAATAAGAGGCGTCTTGACAGCTTGCAACAAAATCTTCACCTACTAGGTCTATTGGATATGACCATAATGGAGATGTATTGCGTATGTCATAGAAACAGATTGTGTAATGATGTTTAAGAACTTCTTCTAAAGAAACGCAATGTGTCATATCTAAAACTATTCCGTTAGGAGAATACTTGCTTATAAGATTCAATTCATTATCATACACATGTCCTTCCGAAGCAGTCGCTTCTGGATACACTTGGTATTTTTCAGATAATACTATACTATTCTTAAACCAAAATGCCATATTCGTAGGCAAGTAGGAACTAGTATTCAATGTTACTGCATGAACCTTGCCATTCTCGTAAGAATATAACTTTCTAATTCCCCAAAAACTCAAAATATCAGATTGGTCTCTTAAATCTGCTAATAGATAATATGTATTTTCATATTGAAGAATATCAAAAATTTTAATATATGAAGCGATAACATCTTTTTTATTTCCATATCCCAAATCTATATCCAACTTAGTCCCTTTTCCTATTTCTTCGGACACTTCAAAAAGGAATTCATTATCTTTACTAACCTTTATGGTGTAATTTTCTTCATTAAAATCAATATTACAGCTAAAACCATTAACTAAAAATGCATTATTATCACCGGATTCCGTGTTTTCCTCATTATTTTGCTCTGGAACAGGATCGCTTTCTTCGCTGCATCCAATAAGAAACAGCAAGGCAAAT